GTCCTGCAGGCGTGTTTCGCGATATGTAAACTGTTCTCCAAACTCCTTTGGATCAGCATAGCGTTGGCTAAACTCTTGAAAAGAGAAAGAACGATGTCGCACAATTTGATGTGCAATATCACGTGTGGTATCAATTTCTAAACAAGCACTAACCATTTCAAGCGGTGACCAGTGTGCATGTTTAATCAAATAGTTGATTAATTTTTCGCTTGTTTCTTTGTTCATTTGATTGCTTGGATTTGAAACTCTTGCACAGTAGGCAATAAGTTCTTGGCAATCGTTTAGATCTAAATCTTCAGGTGCTTTTGAATAAGAAATTAATTTTACACTAGTCATCTTTTTTGTTTTTTCCTTGTCTTTTAATTTTAAAATTTACTTTTTTAGTAAATGCATCTCTTGATTTGTTAACGCTTTCTTGTAATTCATTAAGCATAACACTAAAATCTATTGTGTCAATGTTTTCTTTGTGTAGTGTAATTAATTGATTTACTTTGGCGGTTGCCATATCAAGCGACTTAGACTTTTTTACAATATCTTGTACGTCTATGATATATTTTTCGTTTGTTTTGAGATTTAGTATTAGATGCTTCAAATACCTAATGGGAAGACTTTCAATATTAATAGTACTTAAAACGTCTTCCCAATTAGGATCGAAGTTTGATTCATCTACATATAGTTTTCCGCGTGGACCTTTGTCCATTATGCATCAACTTTTTTCCTAGTAGAAGTTGCCTTTTTAGAATCAGCAGGCGGATCCATTTCATCTGCTCTGCGTCTTAATGATACAACTTCTTTATATAACTGATCTGCTCTTGCTCTATAGTTTTTAGCAATAGTTTTCTTATCACCTTCTTCGTCTTGTTCAGAATCAGGTTTAATAGCAAGTTCAGAAATTTCAACACCTCTTTGTTTTGCAATTTCTTCGTTAAGTTTATCTAAAGAAATCCAAGTTTCACGTTGTGGTGTTGGTGTCATTGTAATATCTTTAGTATCAACTTTAACTAGAAATCCTGCTCTACTTAAAGTGCTCAAAATGTTAGTACCATCTGCAAATTTTCTTACAGCAAGTACAGTAGCCACCTCATTAGCATCTTGTCCGTTGTTTGATTCAACAACTTTAAACAATTCGTCATGCCATGATGGATTTAATTTTTCCACTGGAATAACCAATGCACTGTAAGGATCATTTGGAATTGTACGATAAGCAATGACAACTTTTTTATCTTTGACATTACCTACGTGTTTGATTGCTTGTGCCATAAATGTCTCCTATTAGGCCTTCGGCGCTTCTGCCGGTGCCTCTGGTTTTCCCTCTTGTTCTGCTGGCTTCACTGCATCAAGGAACTGTGTTAGTCTATTGTAAGTATTTCCTACAACAGCCATTTCAGCCGCCTTAAATGTACCACGTGAACTAGCAACATCGATAATAGTTTTAATAGCCTGTAAGTCAGAAATTGTTAGGTCCGGACTAGCAGGATTCGCTGGGTTAGCAGGATTATTTGGATCAGGTTTAACTTGATCAGCACCTGGTTCTGCTTTCGGTGCTTCTGTGTTTTTAACTTCTTCGGTCATATATAGAATCTCCTTCGTACAATTAATTATACAATTACAACTTGGTCGTCGGCTAGAACTGAACACGCTAGACTGAAATATGACAGTTCTGAGCCCTTTTCGAAGCCAATTTGGTAAACATTTTCCAATTTGTTATCTACTAGATGTAGCATTTCGGTTATAGCAAACCTACCATCGAGGTTATTGTAGATCCAATTTCGAATCTCGTTAACTGTTCTTTCTCCATGCCAACTACTAATTTTAACATTTATTTTTTGGAAATGAATAGGCATAGTTTCGACTTCTCTAATGTCTAACACATTTAACGGATTAGGTCCGTTCATTAGCAGTTTCATTATGCCGCCTCTTTAGCATCATAATAACAAGTGATACCATGTGGTGCTTCAATTGAAGTGTCCGAGTGAATTACCCAAACTGTTTCGCAGTAATTCTCGTCACCCCAATTCCATGAATAACCATCTGTGAACACTAAAAGTTTCTTAGGAGTAATACCTTGTTCTTTCATGTATTCCCAGTTAGCATTAAAGTCAGTACCGCCACCGCCAGCAAGTTCATACTCCTCAATAGTTTCTCCACTGTCTGGAGTAAAGTCTTGATCGTTATAAACTTCAGTGTCAAAGCACCATACTTTAATTTTGTAATCATCATATTGATCACAAATACCTTTTACTTCACTTAGGAAGTCACGTGCTTCTTTACTACCAATTGAACCTGACATATCTAGTGCAATAGCAATGTCGATAGTGTCATCAAAGTCCATACCTGGAAGTACTGCTGATGTGTGCCAACCTTTACGTGAAGGACGCATGAATGAATAGTTGCTCTTAATAGTAGATTGAATCTGCTGATTAAGGATTTCACGCCAGTTCATCTTAGGTTCAGTAAGTTCTTTAATGATACGTTGTACACCTTTAGGAACATTACCAACACCTGCGGCCTGTGCAGATGAAATCATTGCTTCTTTCATTTCATCACGTATTTTACGTAATTCTTCTTTTGTATATGTAGGCTGTCCGCCTTTACCTTTTTTCTTTTTAGTTTTACCGTTAGGACCTTGGCCTTTGCCTTTTTCCCAATCGATGTGTTCGTCAAGAAGTTTACCTAGTTGATCAAGTTGTTCTTGATCATACTTTTTAAAGATATCGTCATACACAGCCTCCGATGCCCAACCATAGTATTTTGGATCATGAAAGGGTTTAACCTGTGTGATTACTTCACCAATGTTATGACGAATCAAATCACCGTTAACGCAATAGTCAGCGGCGATGTTATAAATTTGTGGTTCACGGTCATCTCTACGTGTAAAGTGATCATATACACAGTGTAGGATTTCGTGACCAAATAAAAATTCAGTTTGTTTTTGTGATAGTGAGTTTACAAAATTTTCATTGTAATAGAAGTTACGTCCGTCTGTTGCGGCAGTTGCACACCAGTCAGTAGCATCAATAATTTTAAGACGTGTAGCCAAGTTACCAAAGAATGGCTGACGAATAAGCAGAGCAATACGTGCCGTTGTTAAACGTTCAAGTACTTTTTTACCATCGACAGAAGGATCTTTTTCATAGATCTTACCATCCATCATTGTTTGTTCTACTGCTGTTGTTTCTTGTGACATCTGTTAACTCCTATCTAACTATACTTATAGTATAGCATCATTACGGGTTTTGTCAACTAAAATTGTGCTAAAAATGCCTGTTGCATCTTCATTTTGGCATCTTTATATGAAACTGACTCTACTAGATCTAGTGGTTTATATTCGCCCGGTTGAAATACATATTGTATTGCAGAACTAGGTAATTTACTAGTTTTTAATCCGTCGCCGGCATCTGTTACATAAGGAATTAAGTCTTCTTTGGAAATAACTGCTACTGCATCTTTGTCACAGATCAATAAAAATTGTGCATAGTTTTCTGGAAGTGTTCTTCCAGCACTAGATCCGCGACTGTTCATTAGTTGAAGATCAGCAATATGTTTTCGTGGAAGTTTCTTTTTCTCGGTAAAAAGACACCCTTCTGTGTATTTCATTTCGATAGTAACTCCGAAAGGACCAATATGATCTACACCTTCTTGATTTACGTATTGTAAATCTTGATTGCTAAAAAGTTCTAGTGAACGTTCTAGTAAATCGCTTTTATCAAAACGCAATTTACGTTCATTTAATTCATCACCAATTGCGTCTACAAGTGTAACGTACTTGTTCCAATCTACATTATTGGCTAGCCAATTTGCTAGTTCTACAGTTTGCATTTTTTTCTCCTAATACAACTGTATATATTATAGCAAAAAATTTTCTAAAGGTCAACTGAATTGGTTAAAGACTTTATTGTAATGTGGTTTTAGTCTTTCCAAAACACGGTAATATTCTTTTTCGTCTTTGTATAGTTTTTTTGGAACCATATCTCCTGCAAGTGTGCTTTTGATCATATTACAATCTAAACAAAGTGTTTGAGTATTTTTATCACAGTGGCTACCGCCATCTCTTTGTGTTTCAATATGATCAACAAACAGCATACCCCATGCAACACGATCTTTTATAAGTTCATCGTCAATTAGTTTTACTTTAGGATGTTCCCAGGGATTATGTCCACAAAGTTCACAATACTTTTTTTTGTTAAATGTCCACGGACGATCCATTCTAGCAGGACCGCCATACTCTCTTAATAGTCGTTGATGTTCTTCACATAGTCTTGATCCTGCGCCTTTGTATTTAGAAGATTGTTCGTTACAATAAGGAAGTGTACACTTAGTGGATACTGTTCTTTTAATTCCTGCGTATCCTTGTTCTAGTCTTTCAAAAAAATGTCTGCTCATATAGACCTCCTAATAGAGCGAGGGGATCCGAAGACCCCCTCTATAGTTAGTTAGGACGCCATTGCGGCCTGAACATACTTTCCATACTTGTCATGGAAACGATCAAAGTTCTTCAAGTCTTGTGGACTGAACGGAAGTTTGTAAGTGGAAATTGCAACCCTTACACCCATCACTACAAGTTCAGTTTCAAAATTATCCATCATAAATCCAAAGAAGTTGTCTGCCATAGCATTCCAACCTTTTTCTTTACGTTTGAACGCTTCCTGAAGTTCGTAGCACATAGACACAGTCAATGAGTACATAGCACTAATGTCTGTTGCCTCCATGCTCTTTACTTTGCCAGAAAGTATGTCTGTAGGATTTGGCAATTTACTAGCAACCTTACGGTGTGCCGCAAATTTTACTGCCAAGCCTTCTCCGACTGCACCTGCCACGAGGTCTGTCAACGTGTTTTCAGGCAGATCGTCATCGAGAAGTTCGCTCACAAAACTCCAACTACGTGGAGTAGCAAATGCACGTGAACTGCTCTTAGGATCAAAATCATAAAGATCTTGTTTTGCGAAAGAACAGTAACCCACTACATCTGAGTGAATCTTGTTTTCAGTTGCCCACTGCAACCAATCTTCAAAGTCAACACGCATTTCCAAATGTAGGAAACGGTTGGACAATGGAGCAGGCATTCTGTATGTAACGCCTTTATCTGTTTCACGGTTACCAGCGGCAACAATCATTACGTTGTCTGGTAGTTTGTATGCACCAACCCTACGGTTAAGTACGAGTTGATATGCCGCCGCTTGTACAGCCGGCGATGCTGAGTTCATTTCGTCCATAAACAGAACGATATGTTTATATTTCTTTGCTAATTTTTCATCTGGCAATTCAACAGGCGGTGCCCATTTCATTGTGTTATCGTTTGCCGCATAGTATGGCATACCCTTAATATCTGTAGGATCCCATAGTGACAAACGAATGTCGATCAATAAAGAGTTTTCAAAACTATTTGTAATTTGACCAACGATATCTGATTTACCAATACCTGGAGGTCCCCATAAAAATACAGGACGACCTTTTAGCATTGCATGACGCAATGCAGTTTTTGCTTCATTTGGAGTAACTGTACGTGACTCTGTTGCTTGTGTTGACATTTTTTACCTCTCTTGTTTAACTAACTATAACTATATAATACACTCTTACAGGATTTTGTCAACTGCTTTTTTGATTATTTTGGAAAAAAACTGTCCAAAATGAACTAGTCTTCTAGTTCTTTTGCCATAGCACGAGCAAGACCGTACTGTTTGATATCACCCGCAAACATCATAAGTTGTAGTGCCATTTTTTCACTTAGCACATAGATGCGTTTTTTAGTAACATAGTATGGTGTATCAATAAATTGATCTAAGTATAAGAATACTTGTGGTGTAAATTGTATATCGTTTGGAAATTGTATTTCGTGAACTTTTAAATCTGCTTGATCAACAACAAACTCAAATCCTTCTTTGGTTAAACGTAGTCCGCTATCGCCCTTTTCACGAATGTTCTGCCATAACAGCATATGATATTTCTTAAGGCTTTCTTCGCTAGTGTCTTTTTCAGCCGCGATTAAGAATGTTTTAGTGTAGGCGGTCTTTTTGTCCATTACAGGATTTTTCCGTTAGTTAATTCTACTACTTTGAACTCGTCTGTTTGAAACAACTTGTTAAGTTTTTTTGCTAGATTATGAGCATGACCTGGATTACTAAAACTTACCTTCTTGTATTTAGGTCCTGGAGTAGGACTTACTGCACTACTGCTTTTTAAATTAAAAGGTTTGCCTTGATAAAATACTGCCCAGATAGCCTCCGCGGCCAGAACTTCTTCACTTCTAAATGTATTTTTATCGGTGTACTTTAAAAGTACTTTTGGTTTAGGTCTACTCATATACGTAATTTCCTTATTAACTACGTATATATTTATCCTTTTTTACTAAAGTTTACCACCGTCCATTTGTATGGTTACTTCAGGCTCAACAGATTGTTGTGAATCCTGTAGTTCAACTAGGCGTGTCATAACCATGCTAATACTATCTGCAAGGTCTCTGTACTGTTTTGCATCAAGTTTAAGTTCTTTAGCAGATGTACGTTGTGCTACCTTAACAGATTGCAAGAAGTTTTCAATAGCGATAGTATTAAGAGGATTTCGAGACACGTGCCAATGTTTCCTTCATTTCTAAGTCTGTTGTAAATGGTCCTTCAAACCCATAACGTTGTAGTGTTATAAGTTTAGGACAGAATGATTTAACCCAACCTTTGTCAAATTTAATACAGTAATATCCTGCACAGTAAAGGCTTTTTGATTTTTTGCTTTTACTAAACAGTGGTAAGCCTTTTTTAACATCATACAAAGGATTAAAAGGCTTTGTGCTTGTTGGGTAATTGTATACCTCGTGCTTCTGTTCTTGCTTTTCAATCTTTTGTTTAACCTGTTCAAAGAAGTTATCGCCGAAGGTTTGATGTATTTCGTCGATTGTGTCAAACTTAATTTTTTCTAGTTTTGTAACTAGATAGTAACAGTTAGTATCTTTTTGTAGTGTACCAACTTTTCTACCTCTGTCCTGTACAATCCAAAACTTATTAGGCACTAACTGCTTGGCTAATAGTTGTTGCATGTTTTCCTCCGTATCTTGCGTTTAAAGGTTCAGCAAATGACTGAGCCTGTTCTGTTATTTTGTTTAGTTCGTATGAACCAGCAAACTGTACTAGTCGCACACCAACTTGTTTAATATCCTTTGCACCATCAATTGCTTCAGCAATAGTTGTAGCAATTAACGTTTTAATATCATCAGGTTGTGCTGTTAGGTCACAAAGTGTAACGTTACGAGTATAGTCGTCTAGTACACGATGTTCTTCTCCTAAATGATCTGTCCAACGTTGTAGCATAAGATTATTCCAGTTATAACCTTTAGCATCTTTATCATCATATGCTTCTAGCAAACCGACTTTGTTCTTAGTGCCTTTTTTACGAACACCTGGATATGCACTAAACACATTATCACTAGTATCACCACGCATACATTTTTCAAATAGTAACCATTGTGGGTCAGGTGCAGGCTTTGCTTGTTTTGTTTTCTTGTCGATTACATGTTGACCTTTTTCATCAAAGTAACCTTCGTGTGTAATGGTTGTCTTCATAACACCATTATACTGTTTAACATTAGGTGCAATAAGTTGTGCAAAGTCACCGTCAGTTGAAATAATAACATGATTGTCATTAGGGTGTGCTTGGATCCAACCTGCAATCAAATCATCTGCTTCAAGTTGTTTGTGTTGTAATACAGTACAATTTGTTTTGTTACGAATAAATCCTGTAAACTCATCAAACGTTTCCCAGAATACTTGTTCTTCTTCTTGTTGTGAAGGAGTAAGTGCATCACGAGTTTCTTGTCTATTACGTTTATATGGCTCGTAATAGTCTTTGCGCCAACTACGTCCTTCCAAGCAGAATACTACGTGACTGCCATCGAAGTCTTTCCATGCTTTTCTAATGCTTTGAAATGTAGTATGTAGAGCCATACCGATCTTAATATCAGCATCTCCTCTTACCGCATGTCTTGCACGAAAGAATGTGTTTGCTGTATCTACAAGAATATAAGTCATTATTTCCTCATCAAATATTTCATTTTATACCATTTAGCAAAGTCGGGATTGTATACCATAGTTTCATGTACCTGCTTTGCACTTAATTGAT